CCTCGGGCGACAGGGGATCCTTACCCCATTAACGGGTTCTCTAGGGGGCTACTGCTCCCAAAAATAGGCCCTAGCAGTCACATACCATGACTGGGTATAACCAAAACGGTTATCACTCGGACTGATATGGTCCCAACACGGAGCCACACCAATCCTTTTATAGTATGGTGTGTCCCAAAAAGTACAGGAGACACGACCACCCCGTAGGCTACCCTTAACGGCAGCTTGAAAAATAGCACTGGAATTCCAGTACTGATTCTTTTCAGCTCGCACCTCACTCGATACGTCATCAGACATATCCCTTGGAACCCACCTTTTGTAAAGGTATGATCCTTGGTAGTCAGCACCATTCTTGAATGGCCTGGCCTGTCTAAAAACGGCACGCGTCTGGACACAGTCCAGGGGCATGCGGATACCGCTATCAGGGTTCTCCCAAGGCGGTACTTCCACTCGATTGACTTGGTCTTTACAAAACTCTAAAGTGAGGGGAAGAAGAATCCCTACTTTAGCCGACCAGTCGGTGAGGTTGTTGATAAGAATAAACCAATCCTGCTCAGTGTTAAGCGTTTTAACATAAACGCCTCTTACATTGGAACCGAAATAGTAATCGGCTCCGCAGGACTCGCGAAAACATCCGTCAAGATGACCATATGACTTATCCTTGTTCAGGATAAAGCCATAGTAGTTGAGCATACGAACTACTGTATCCTCAGCGTCATCAGTGACAATAATGTCGTCACCAAATACTGCCCAGTTTGGTTGTTTCCAAACCGAGTTAACAGTAGTTACTTCACCGGTGACTTCATCGGTGCTATACACATAGGAGGTACCCCTCTTGTGGAAGGGCAGCCCTAGAGCTGCGTAAACACCTTTCACGATACACGCGAAAATCGCCGTTTCTAATGGGAAACAAAAAGCATTTCCCATAGTTGCCATCATATGCAACTTGACGATTTCGCCGTCTGCTATCGCCTTATCACTGCGAAGAAGCTTCATCCAAAGGAGAGAACTCCGAGGAATCAGCTTTTCACAAAGATTCATCGATAAGCAGTCGGAGGCGGAACTAAGGTCAAGAGTGCTGAAGCATCCGTGGATACTTCCTAGCTTAGCTAAGCTTGAGTTTACCTCAGGCTGGCTGGCCAAGTCGATTCCAAAGTAGCTCAACAGTCTCCCTTCCAGTATCCGCTGAACACCCTTCTGAAAAAACATATTTAGAAGGGGCTCCGGCTTCACGAGTCGTGAGATCTTGGACGTCTTCGGTACAGGAGTAATTTTCACTGCATCGATGACCTCTGGTCGTCCGACCAGCAAGGTGCGACACAACTCTGTGTCTACCCGCAACGAGGACGACTTTACCCATTGATCAAACAGATCAATGACAATCTGACTTGATGCCGTAAGATTTGAATGCCCTATCTTGTCAAGATAAGAGCTATCACGCGCACCAGGTGCAGTACCCGGTCCGAAATCGACGCCATGCTCAATGCTGGCTAGATCGATGAGAGGGAAGCCTTCTGGGTTGAAAAACTCCCAGACTGCCTTCTCTATCTCACCAATGACGATTTCATCAAAGGGCCCTAAACAATCAGTCTGCGGCTGCCAGCTGCTACAACGATTATTCATCTCGTTGAAAACGCAAAAGGCAGCTTTATCAGCCTCTACTTGATTGATGTTCCCTTGGTATTTCTTGGGAATTGATCTAAGTAGGGCTGCTGCAGCGAATTGTTTAGCTGAACATCCCACAGGCTCACGACAGACGCCAAGCTCTTGATCGAGCTCGAAGCCTGCCAAGCCGCCCACGAGATGGTTATCGAGGTCAGACAAAAGGCAAGAATAAAGAACAGGAAGAAGGTCCACGTTGCACCTCTCATAATGGGAAGGTTCTCTTGCAGGTCCACCTTGGTGGGCCGTGATGCCATCACAACGTACCGGTTAGTACGGTGTCGCTAGTCCCCTGAGGGATTTGCGTCAGAAGACCTATATGACTGCTAAGCATCGCTTTGATGCTAACAGCGTCATACACGTCAGAACCCGCCGGAATCGAGATGACAGTCCGAACTGTGGCCAGTTGAATCGGTTGATTCGCTAGGACACCGACACCCTTACGGGTGAGGACTTCAAAACGATTGTTCGGAAAGCTCCTGATGACACCAGCAGCGTTTGGTTTACCAAGAACTTTGAAGTTCGCGGGGCGAAACATAGTCATGGTGAAAGGGGAGCTGATAGAGTGCACCGAAACCCCATCCTGCGTGCCACCCACAGCTGTAACGGCAAATTGCTTAGCCGTAGCAGCAGGGGGAGTGTCCGCAGTGTGAGTATAAGTCGGTGACGTCAGACCCGTAATATCAGCGCCGGTAATCGGCGACGTGGGAGCAAAGGACATTTAGGTTACCTACCTAGAAGGAAAGGTTAATGAAGTTTCTGTGCAATAAGCGCAGAAAGGTTAGCCCAACTCCATGGTGTATTCGGCACGCCGAGCACCAGGTTTGGTAATCGAAGAACTGGATCCCATCGATCGTAGAAAGTTCTGCTCACTTTTAAAGTAGAGCTCCCGTTCTCGTAAGAGTTATACGGGATACCTAGCACGTAAGAAATCATGCTATGGTTGAGCTTTCTACTATACGCGATCTCATTATCCGTGGTGTTACTGGCCGAAAGCCAAACCCAATCAGCGGTTAAGCCTAAGCCAGAATTAAGTATGTCGCCTACATTTGTAAACATGTCGACGACAAACGAGTACGGGATCAACTCCCAGACAGTCGGAACAAACTCGGCAAGATTAAAGCCGAGGGTGTCGAGGATGCCTTGAGCTGAATCCTGATCAACTCCCGTTGCATAGGCTTTACAAACGCCTTTAAGACGGGATGTGGTGGTGACTTTGTTGATTTCTTCGGTTAACCAGTGAAGATAATTTGGATGATTATCCGTACTGGAATATTCGTAGACAATCGAACTTCTCTTCGCCTTGCCGTAGGCTCTGACGGTTTCTATACGAGCATTTAGCTTCGCATAGGCATCCGTTGCTGCCTCGATATCTTGGAGAAGAGGTCTCCACCCATAAACGTACTCTAACCACGTTCCGGATAATACCTTGTTTATCTCGGAAATGCGTCTTCGGGCGCTAAGTGGCCTACGACCTCTACCTGTCAAACGGCGAGCCCTTTGTAAATAGGAACTCATACCGTCGCGCAGTGCAGAAGCAGGTCGACGAAGCATTTGTAGGGTCTCCTTCAGTTCACCTAGAAACACACCGCCCTTGAAGGGTGCGATGGCATCACTGGCAGAACTGAGAAAATTCCCTAAAGCTTCTTCGTAAGCTAGAGGATCGTGCTCCGCAACAGGAGGTACCGACCAAAGAGGGGTATTCCCCTTATATTCGTCGGAGTAGCTCATTTGACCAGTGTTAAATGAGACTCCGCATGAATAATCGTCACCTTCTATCTTAAGATCCCCGACTCGAGAATACGCGGACGTGGCACTCTGTAAGTGCTGAATCCGATACTTCCATCGAGGGACCTTAACACCCGTCTTTGATACTTCGTACCAGAGAGGGAATGACTCATAGAAAGTATTATCATAGTTGTATTCGGGATAATCCCGATATTTAGCAACCTGATGATGGACTCTCTTTTGAGTAAAAGTGTACCAGATTGGTTCACTCATGAGCTTCCGTCGGTTTTATCCGACGCCTCCGACTCAGTTAGGATGACTGGGCCGTG